CTGCCTGACCCTCTCCAGTCTTCATGTATTCCTGATATTTTCCTAAATCTGTAAACGGTTTCATCATTTCATCTCCCTGTGAAAAGAATGTTTTTAATAAACCACCTGCACTACCTAATGATTCTTCCCAACTTCCCAACGCTTTTTTCTCCTGCTGGTGTTTTGCGTGAAGATTCTCCATCTCTTTTCTATTAGCCTGCTGCTTTACTTTCATATCTGCCATAACTTGTAATCTACCAAGTTCCCTTTGTTTTATATCATCTATTATTGTCCTTCTCTGATCAAACGTAAGACTTGATATATCCTCCGTTCCTTTTTCCATGTCTTCCATTTTTTCTGTTGCGTCTTCAATAGCTTTAGCAAGTCTTTCAAAACTACCTTCTAATTTACTTGTATCGAATTCAGGAATCTGACCTGATACTCCCTTACCTTTTGTACCTGCATCAAAATCCTTTATCGCTTGGTTTGCTGTTCTAAGCCTAGACTCTTCTATCTTTTTATTCCATAACATTACAGATTGGTTGAGTTTTTGTATTCTCTCAGATAATTTATTTGTGCTCTTAAATACCTTCTCGTCCCATTTTATGTTGAATTGCTTGAATAATTTTTCAAACTTATTTAGTGAAGTCTGCGATATGTCAAGCTTAATCTCCCTCTTAGCCATATATAATAGGGAGTTCTTCTCGTTATTTAAGTTTTCTAAACTTCCTAGGCAAAGGTGGTGGAAGAGTCTGTTCCGACTTTTTATTATTCTTTAGATGAATTTTAATTAACCCTGCTAAATATTCTACTGGTTGACGGTCTACTTTTTCCTTGTCCCAGCCGAATTCTGTTGCGAAGAAGTAGTAGTATTCCGATCTGTTTTGAGATCTTCTGGTAGTCCTATAAAGCTTCCCATCCATTGCTCCAAAAACTTGGATAAAGGGAATTGTTTCAGTACCCCCCTAAGTACATCGTTAACCACACTGCTTTTTAGACCGTTTAAAGTTGTTGCGTCATTGACCTTGAAAGGTGCTTTACGCAAGACCTTTAGTAATATAGACATTCTATATTCTGGTAAGTTAACTTTTGGTTTGGTAACGTCAGATAGGTCTACTGCTTTAGAGAGTATTCCCTCAAGTTCACCAAAAGTAAGATCATCCTCAAATTCTATGGTTTCCTTTTTTCCTTCGTACTTAATTGTAAAACTTTGAATTGTCAATAATATGCTAACATGGCACACTATATATAAGTGTTTGTCTAAGGTTCTACTGATTCAGAGTTATATGCCTTTACAATACAAGACTTTGCTTGCCATGTAATATTTTCAAATACTGGTTCTACTGGCTCTAATCCTGAAACGGAATGCTCTGTTGGTGAAACACCTGTCAATGTTATTTGAATTCGTTTTTCATCGTTACCTGTTAGACCATTTGTAAAGTTTAATTCAAGTGCTGGTGCTGAACCGTCTAACACTTCTTTTCTTCCTGCAGCATTAGGAATATCAACCTGTGCTAATACGAAATCTAATAATGTCTTGTCTACCCAAGATGCCTCGAATGTTCCAGTTATCTCAAACACTCTTCTGTATGCTTCTACTGCTTGGTGACTTCCTATTCCCCATAATAGGTCTGGATTTTGGTTAAAGTTAATATCTGCTCTTTGTATTTTTGCTACTATTGCATTGTTTAGTTTTAAAGTTGCGTGTGCAAACGTGTATGGAAATTTGGTAACTGGTATTGTTGGTTGTGCTCCAGCCACTCCGTTAGCCCTATCCACAGGAGCAGATCCTAGAGATGATGTTGGTGCATCTTCCATCGAATAAGCGATATCAGTACTGCATTGAACAATGCCACCTACTGATGTTGAAATTGCAAATGTTTTACATATACAGCCTTTCATTGATCTTACTATATCTGTTCCTAGATCAAGACCTATTTCTGTTCTGAATGACCTTACGTCTTTTGTTTTTACTGTAGCAGGAGACGTATATGTGTGAGTGAAATCAGTTCCTGATCCTGAAGGTACTGGTGCTCCATATATTGCTCCGAAAATCCAAGGATTACTTAAAACGAAATCTATACCTAAACTTCCCATTTCCTGTCCATAAGCGAATGCTTCTGGTTCTGTCTGATTTAGGGTTGGAAGTACTATTCTATTGTTATTTAAAGACCAAGATGTTATCTTCTCTTGCAGTCCAAATCTCTTGTTTGGATAGTCTCCAGTGCTACTGTTACCAGCATTGAGCATAGCACCAAAAGTGTTCTCAAATTCATATGCTACATAGCCTCGTGCACCAGTTGCAATTACCATATATGAATCTCACGTACTTTGCTTATAAATATTCTGTCACTCATAGTTCTGCCTGTATTGGACTACTATTTGGTGTTTGAACATATTCCTTAAATTATCGCTTTGAGATATTGAGTGCTTTACAATAACGTCTACAAACCCAGATCTTCTGATATTAGCCTTTAAAATTCTTAAAACCTCCGTCACAGTCTGGTTTAGTTTATCCTGTTCACCGTATGATCTCACGTCCACAACCAGAGTTAACGTGTGTAAAAAATCAGACCCATATAATCCGAAATACTCTATATTTTCCCTTCGTGGATACACAAGGATTATATCCCTCCTATCGTCTATAAAACCAGTAGCTTTTTCCTTCCATAATGCCTTTATATCTGGTAACTGTGTTCCTGCTGTCCAGCCATCTTTGAGCATGGCTATACAGTCTTCTAATGCGTCATAAGTTAGGGACATATTATTCCGTACCTGTTGGCATATATATTAATTCGCACCTGCATGAGTTTTTTCCACTTTTAGGGTCTTTATCTATGTGTAATTGAAGTTTATGAAAACTTTGGGCAGGGTTTTTTTGCATGATTGAGTATGCATCAACATTCCACTTTGTTGCATTGTTTAAAAGAAATTTTATCTGTGCTTCATCTCCACCATCATGTATTGTACCATTTGCGTCTACCCTCAATTCTAATTTTCCATCATATGCTTCTGAATAACCAGTACAGTCTGGACATACCTTTTCATCATTCTTTGTGCGATACTCATAATAATATCTTACATATGATTCTCCTTCTGGTGTGTCATCATCATCAACATAATCACCCTCTCCTTCATATCCCCAATCTGTTGCCTCATTCATAACGTCATCAACTGACTCACCTTTGGTTTCTACTTCTATTGTATCGTCACTTATAACTTCTGATTCGTATCCACGATCAGTTAATGTTTCGGCAAAATCTGTAACTACCTCTTTTACTACATGGGCAAGTTGTTTAACCTTATCCACTATACTGAACATTATGGTATTGGGAATGCTTCTCTACGATTCATAACACAGTTTTCAATGTCTGCCTTCCACTCTGCTATTATATCATTCCATGTCATAGCACTTCCACCAACTGGAAGTCTATCCATTCTTAGGCTTGTCGTTAACAAGTTTATTGACACCAATTTAATACAGGCATCTTCAATATCTAATGGTACTGTTTCATCACCATATCGATATGTTACCCTTATTCTGTTTTTTCTCATAATAGAGAATATGAATCCTCTTAAATATAATCTACCATAAACTGGGTCAAATTGATACCATTGAGAGTCTGTTAGAATATCATCATATTCTGAGCCTGACCCCTTCCAAACTTCAATCTTATCTCCTGCAACATTACTGAGATCTCTTATGTTTCTATGCTGAAGGTATATTGGAGTACCCCAACCAAAAGTATAAAGTAGTGGTAAGTCGTGTATTTCTTTTGATATTGTCTTATTTCTTCCGAAAGTATGACCAATTCTTCGATCTAATACTTCTTCCATCCTATTTATGAGTTTTTCAACTTGTGCCTTATTAGGAGTAGTAGTGCTACTAATGGGAACTCGCATAAAGTCGGATATATCCTCAACTGTGCAGTATGTAACAGCCATGTATAAATATAATAGATTACGTATTTAAATTTTCTATTTGAAGACAACAGTCACTTCAGCACTGCCTGTGCAGTCTGCGAAAATACCATTCTCAAACCTCCTGTTTATCTGTACATATGTACCCTGTGTTGCTGTGAATATAGTGAATTCTACTGGTGTTGCACTTGCATTTATCCCATTTCTGAACTCAATTTTATCAGAACCAGAGCCTACTTTTGTGACAAAAACCCCAACAACTACTCCATGATCTCCTTTTATCAGTGTGTCTGAGTTAAAGGAAACTACATTATGATTTAGTTCTACCATATATTATACACATGATGCCCTTATATAAACTTTAAGAAAAAAAAGAGTGGCTTTTTGGACTCTAGTAGCCTATGACTAGGAACTCAAATATCTTACTATTTGTAAGGTTTGAGGCGTTTGCTAATTCAACGAATGCTGCTCCTGCTGAGCCACCAACTGTTAAGAGTTTAATCTTTTCGTTGGTTTTGTCATATTCTACCTTGTGTAATGAATCCGTAAATGTAGGAATCACTGCAACGAGTGTAGATATTCTGCCCTCTTTGAGGTCAGCAGACACTCCGTTGGTCGCATAGTTATCAGAAGCACCGAAGGTGACTTTGATAGCGTATACTCGCAGTTTTGAAACCAAAGCTGCTTGCCATGAGAGTGTTTTTCTCACGTTAGCGTTTGTCCAATCTGATGTACTGATTGTTAATGCCATTGATATTAGAAATATCTAAAGACTTATAAAGATTATTGCCACCAAGAGCCTAATAAGTGTATCCCTGTGAGTGATTCTATTAGGATACTTCCAAATAGGAATATGATGATCAGATCTCTTGCCTTTGCTAGTTTGTCAGCATGATGTATCATTACCATACCTCCACTCTTTCTTTCATCCATTTAAAGATTACTTCCAACTATCTCTTTCTCTGGTCTCACAGTTCGTGCATTTTAATATACCTTTATGAAACCCACACTCTTTACATTTTAATGAGAACCCAACATGGTCAGTCTTATTTGTTTTGTTAAGAAGATATATCATCAACCCCCCAATAATCCCCATAATAATAATGTATACTAACATTAGTAAAGTTATATAATCTACTATTTATGTGTTTGTTTAAAAAAAAAATATTGATATAAACTTTTTACAGTTTGATATCTCTAATTTTACCTTGAGACTTGAAGTGTCTACAGACAGTTTCTCCCATAGTCCTGAATACACCTTTCTCAACAAATGCGTTGTTGACAAATGGATATGCTGGACTTCTGCGAGTTGCTTCGTAGTACTCAGTAGGAATAGCGATTTGAATACCAATTCTTGGGTATCCGTATCCTTCTGCGTCAGATGTATCAAATGCAAACAATCTTCCTATTTCAGAAGCATCGCCTGAGTCACTTGGAGCATCCTTGCTTGGGATGAATGGGATTCCATAGATCGAGTCTACGTGAATTCCAACGCCAGTACCTCTAAAGGTCTGTATACCGTTTACATCTACCTGTACTAATGCCTCACCATATGGGTTTGGAATACGGACAGATGGCATGTAAAGACCTTGGATCTCAGAGTAAACCTCATGAGAACCTAAGAATACATTTGGATCTTTACCAGCAGCAATCCTAATCTTTCGTAAGAAAGATCTTAGAGTGTCGTCGGTAAGAACACCGTTTGTACCTATTGTACCACTTGCACTTTCAACTGTACAGTCGAAAGTTGAAGAGCTATCTCTGTCAATGGTTGCGTTGGCAGCCCAAGGATCATAAGAACCAGTTGTTGATGCACCTAATGCAGTTTCTTCTGCGTTGGATGAAACAATTCTGTCTAATGACTCAAAGTCTGTTGTTCCAGCGTTTGTACCAGATCCAGTGATGCCACTTTCTACGTCTGCTAAAAGCATTCTGTTAAGAAATTCTTTGTGCTGTACTGCCATGTATAGTCGTAGTGAACCAAGTCCACCCCAAATATCATCCTTGCTGTGTGTAGCCAACCACTCCATTACTTCTGATGCTGAGAAAGGCAGTTGTGCTGTCTTTGGTCGAACATCAATTTCTTGTAGTGTTGGTTTTACGGTTTCAGCAATGTTACCACCTTCTGCAGTACCACCTAAAGCAGTGTTGCCTTGGTTAGTATTGAGAACTGGCTTTGCAGTAATAACCCTCCATCCAGATTTATCCCAAGGATATTTTGGAAGGATTCCGAAAGCGTTTGCTTCGAGGTTAAGTTGTGCCCATGCATATGCTCCATAGATTGCGTTGAAAACGCCTGCTGTGGAGGTTGTTGCTGGTGCGTCAGCTTTTCTTAAAAGATTTCGATTGTAGCCATAATACAGTGCCTCTAATTCATCGATAGTTTTAATCTGCACCATTTCTACCACTGTCCTACCTCATCTGCTGATGGTTTGTAGTACTTACCACCTAAGATTTCTCTTGCGACTTGTGAGAGTCCTTCATAACCACCTGCTCTTGCATCTTTAAGAATAGGTGAAAAGTCCTGACCACCAGATTTCTCTAGTGTTTCAAGTGCTGCATTTGGTCTTGGTGTTTCTGTGGTGAATGTGTGTTGTGATTTTTGAACTAATGATGTCTTGCCAACTGGTTTCTTTTGCATTGACAGTCCACCTGCGTCATTTTCAGTTTCCTTACCATCGTCATCCAGTCCGACTTGTTTGCCTTGTGGATAAGGATCTTCAGGAACTGAGACATCTGCTCCAACATCGTCACCACTCTCATTTCCTTTCGGACTTAGAGCTAGATCTGTTGGTTTTTCAAGTGCTTTAATTCTTCTACTAAAGCCCTTTACAGATTCGACTACAGATTTCTGTGATTCTGCAATAGATTTCATTTGGTCAGCTAGTGTATCAAAGGTTGCTTTGACAGCTTCTTCGAAATATGCTTTGTCTTCATTTTCTCTTACTGGAGCTTCTGTTTCTTCAGATTCGGATTCAGATTCCTCTTCATCTTCCTCTTCTTCAACATTACTCTCAGTTTTAGAATTTTCTTCGTCAGTCATGTTGTTGACTATTTAAATATTTGTATGTTTATAAAGATTTGTATATAAGGTTATTTCTTCTTTCTTGGTACTGATCGTGGCATATACCTAGCACCTGCCATTAATTTGTCTAATTCCTTCTGTTTTACAGGTGAAATTAGGTGTGTATCACCAGCTCCCTGTATAGCACCTGTGCCATTACCATCGCCTAAGCCTCTCTGCCCCCACGCACCGAACTGATTTTCTTCTGCCTTTATACCAAACTTTGGAAATTTACTCTTCTTAGGCTTTACCTTTGGCTTTATTTTCTTCTTCTTATTTTCTTCTTCCAATAGTTTCTTTTCTTTTTCCTTTTGCTTCTTTTCATTGGCTAATAATTCTCTTTGTAATTTTTTTCTTTGTGGTGTAATTAATTTTAATGTTCCTTTTTTACCATCACCTATTTCTGATGTTGAATGTTGTGTTCTCTTATCCCTTCCTAATGCGTCTACATTGTCTTTAAGATCATCAACTCTTTTCATATTTGCTTCAACTTCTGGACTTAGTTTTGCCTCTAATTTTTTCTTTTCTTTTTCAGCAGCAGTTTCTTTTTTTTGACCTCTATACTTTGCCAATAATAATGCCTTGGTAAATATACTCATTCCCTTCTTCTTCTTTTTTGATTCCTTTGCTTTCTTCTCATTTTCTTCTTTTTGTTTCTTGGTATTTGCAGCATCTGCATCTCCCTGTTCTGCTGTAATTGATCCTGTAGTATTTCCTATCTTTTTTGGTTTAGGTTTATTGAACTGTTTTACTCCTGTAGCTGGAGCAGTCTTTGAGGGTTTACCTAGTTCTTTTGGTTTTATTTTCTTTTCAGGTTCTGGTTTTAAGAATCCTAATTGTGCTGCTATTGCTCTATTTTGTGCTGTTGCAGCATTATCTTTTGGAGTGGTTGCTTCTACTCTTCCTGATAGTGGTGTTAATGTCTTTCTCCATTTTCCTGTGTGATGATGACTACCTTTTCCCTTTTTTCCTCCTCTTCCTCTTGTCCTTCTCTTCTTTATTATATCTTCAAGTGCCTTTAGTTTTTTATCTAATGATTCCATACCATGTCTAACTTTACCTCTAGCAATTTTACTATCATGCTCGTTTACAGTTTTTGGTGGTAATTTTCTTTTACGTCTTCTATCAGCATGAATATTGGCTAGTCTGGTTGTCTCTTTTACTTTACCATGTTCATCCAAATCACCGATAAATAATTCTCTTTTCTTTCCTTCTACTTTTCCTTTTTGTCCTGCAAGTCCTTTATGCTTTATGAGTTGTCTATATGCTTTATCAAACATAGCCATAGCGTCTATTATTTTATTTTCTGCTCGTTCCTTTTTTCTTTTACGTGCTACTTTTCTACCATGTGCTGCAGTAGTACCTCGATTTATTTTTGGCTTATAAATTCCATCTCCTCCCTCTTCTAGGTCAGAGATATACCTCACTTTCTTTTCTCTATACTTTCTCCTTCTCAAGTCGTCTTGTCTATATGGTTTCTTTTTCTTTCTTGCCTCTAACTGTGCTGGTGTCATCTTCTTTATTTTCTTCTTCCTCTTGGTAGTTTTTCCATCTACTTCTACTATCTCTTCATCTGAATAATTAAGAAATTTCTTCTTAGGTTTATTCATTTCCTTATCACTTATCCTTGCGTCTGCATTGGGAACTTTATCAGCCTCTGCTGGTTTCTCATCACACTCACAAGTTTTTGATGGCTGTGGAAGTCCTTGACCTTGCCAGTTAGCCCTTCCTCCTTCTTGGTTGTACATACCATGCTGATCACCGTTTGCATTTGAGTGGTCA